AGCTTTAGACATATCATAACCTAATACTCTTCCTGACCCTATTCCTGTCATTGATACACCAATCAATGCATCTTTTTCAGTAGTTTCTCTCCATATATCTCTTAGATAATGGAAATCAGTGTATCCAGCTTGTAATGTACCAATAAATGCTGCAGCTTTAACTCTTTCGTTTAAATCTTCTTGAGATTGGATGTTACTCACATTTACTTCACATAGATTACAGAATTGGTAAGGTCGTAGAGCAATCTCACAACAAGGATTAGTTCCCCAATCTTTATCATTATTTAAATAAATTCCTGGTTCACCAGATTGACTCAATTCAACTCTTTTCCAAAGATTCATAAAAAACTTTTTAGTAATTTTATGTCTCATTAAACAAGCTGAATTATTTGCTCTACCTCTTTGTGGATTAAGTTCCCACCAGTTTCCTGATTTACAACCAATCATTAAATCATCATCTGCACTGAATAAACTAATTAGTGCTGCTCTTCTTATACCACCTGCCAATACTGCATCTGCAATATGACAAACAATATCATGAACTTCAACAGTAGATAATTTATCACCATCTTCATGATTTTCTAAAATACCTGTAATCTTAAGAATACATTCTTTTAGTGGTTGAGGTCCCGGTGCTTTACCACCAGATGTTATTAATCTCGCACCTTTAGGGCGAATATCAGAATAATCAAATTCAATTCGTGAACCTTTACCATTTAAGTATGATTTCATTAATACTTTAATCGCATCTGCCCAACCTTCAATAGAATCTCCAATAAGGAATCTTCTTTTTCTTTTAGGGTAAGGTTTATTTACGGGTGGTAATTTTTCAACGTGATGTTTTTGTACGGAATAACCTACACCAGTTCCACCTAATAATAGGAACATACACTCACTAAAGGAATCGATATGGTCAATAGGCATATATGCACAATTATAAATTCTATTTGGTGATATCTCAATTGGTTTACCGCCAAATTGCATACTCCTCATTGAGGGTAATACTTTCTTTTCATATACAAATTTATAATTTTTTTCAATATCCTCTTTTAATTCAGGATATTTCTTAATGTGCATGTTTTTATTCCTGGTGACTAACTCCTCCCAAGTTTCTCTTCTATTAAAATCGGGTAGATATCTAGCATATTTCATGTAGACTGTTATATCCGATAAAATCTTATTTGACAACTTCATTTTCTTCTCTATTTTTTTTCTTATTATTTTATAGGGTGTTAAACCCCACTATGATTATATACCCTATAATCATTTTAAACGTATAAAAAAACTTATTATTCGCTATTCCCCATGATGCCTTTCTTCTTTTTCATCGCTTCAATCACAAGATTAGATTTCTTTTTTTCTTCTCCTTTTTCGAAATCTAAAAATGAAACATCACTAGACTCTGTAGTATCTATCTTCAGTGTACCATTATCAAATAGTATATCTTCCAATATTACACCATCTTTACCAAACCTAGATTTTAAAATAGCTAACGTTGCCCTTCCTTCTTCTTTTTGTTCTAATGTTTTTGCGACTGATAAAATAAAGTGACCTATTTGTCCTTTTTTAATTGATCCTCCGATCATGTCCGCTTCTACTACATTAGCACCAATAGAACTTCTATTACCTTGAATTGCTGTCCACCCCACTACATTTAATTCAGAAATCATGGTTTCGAATTGTCTCATAACATTTCCTTCTCCAGTCCATTCATCTTTAAATTGTTTTGTAGGTGAAACACAATCCATGTAATCTATAAAAACAATATCTGGTTTGGTACCATTTGAACTTAACTTCCTGAGATACTGTTTAATGTGTGGTATTGTTGTCCCATCACTCGGCATCTTTTTCAAAATCAAATTACCTTCCTTACTTTTAAATTTTGGTAAAATGTTTTTAATTTTATCTCTGTTTTCAGTTAATTCATTAAGTGGTACTTCAGTCCAACATGTAATATGTTTTCTCTGAATTACCTTGGGGTTATCCTCAAAAAAGATTTGTACTACATTATAACCTAAATTATATGCAGTATTTGCCATTTTAGTTATTAATGTTGTTTTACCAACACCAAAAGGTGCTAAAATAACTCCTAACTCTCCTTTAGATAAACCACCATCCATTAAATTATCAATACCAACCATTCCTGTGGGTATGGGATTTCTAAAATCCTCACATAACACATCATCGATGGCATGAAATACATCTATACCCGCATCTTTTTCTGTACCTACGGCTAAAGCATCTTTTAATATTTCTTCACATTCTTCATATCTATCAAAATCTCCCGCATCTAAAATCTTTTGTATTTTAGTATTTGCTTTTTTAAGTTCTTGTTGTTTACAAAACTTAATAGCTACTTCTTGAGTGTGTAGACAATCTTTATGATCCGTATTCTTCACTTCTTTAATCATAGTAATTGCAGACTCTCTGGCGATTTCTCGTTTAATGTCTACTTTTATTAATTGAAAGAGTGTTTCGTATGTAGGTATAGATTCATACTTTTCAAAGTAATCTTTTAGTGAAGCAATTATAATTCTCAGATACTCATTATCAAAATATAATGGCTCAATAATGTCCATTATTTCTTCTGAAAATTTTGTGTCTTCGATTAATTGTTTGACTAATCTTATTTGAAAACTATATCCTAAATATCCTAAATTTGTTCTTTTATCCTTAGTCATTTTTATTAAAATGTGGGTTTAAATATAAATATCTCTTAAAGCGCGTAACCTTCATATTCACGCGTATAATTTTTTAAAGTTAATCCATTTTGTATGGTTGAAATTATCTCCGGAATAATGGAACGAATATCAACATCATATCTAACTTTTGGTGGGAAATCATTACCACTAAAAAATGTTTGTGCAACTATTCTTCCTTTAACCTTTATTTGGAAAGTGAAGATGTCTTCGTTCTCATAAATATTCTTTTTCACATCCTTCTCCAAAGGTGGTTGAGTTATATACGGATTATAATATCTATATAGATAATCACAACTTCTTGCCTTAAATTGTTCTTTAATCACATATACTGCATCATCTATAGTTTCTTTTAATTCTAAAGATCGTAAACTATGTACATTAAAACCTTTAATTTGGAAATTTCTTCCGACTATAGGTTTATTATTAATCAATAATAAAAATTCATAAGGGAGATTTTCATAATTCTTTTTCATAACTTTTTAATTTGCGTTTTTACTAAAATAACTTTTTTCTTTTTTAATAATTCTAAGAAATGGTCTTAAAAAATTTATATAACCATCTCTACCCCCAGGTATCGCCATTGTTAACCCATCTTCTACCATCATTTTAATAACATTTTTTGTTGTCCTATCTTCCGGATCAATAGGAGTTTGAAATAAGTCATCTAAATATGTTTTAGAAGATTCGGTTAATAATGGTTTTTTTAAATCAATAATTTTATCGTTAATAGTATAGATATCCTCCCCTTGAATACCTACAGTAACTTTATTGATTATGTTGTCTAATGTTTTCAATCTTGTTTTTCTTTCGCTTTGTATTATTTCAATTTTACTAAATATATCTTCCAATGTCAAAGATTGTAGGGTAAATTCGGGAAAATATTTTATTAAAGTTTTTTCACTCACCCCTTTTATACCTTTAATGTTGTCACTGTTGTCACCAGAGAGGATTTTTAATAGTTTTATATTACTATAATGATGGTTAAAATTTTCATTATAATTTTTAATAGTTACTATTTTTCTTAAATTTATTACATATACACCAATACGTTCATGTAATAATTGTAACATATCTCTATCATTAGTGACTATAACTATTTTTTCATCATCTTTAATTTTGGAACAATAATACGCAATACCATCATCTGCTTCAATAATTTCATCTTTAAATTGTCGAATAAATAGTTCTTCACAGTATTGGATTACTCTTTCTTTTTGAATGTATAATTCAGGTTCCGAAGGGGGTTGTTGAGTGTAGAAATCTTTGTCTCTGTTGGATTTATAATCTTTATAGATGTCATACCTTAATCTACCACTAAATTGTCCATCCCAGAAGACTAAAACCCTATCATATCGATGTTCATTTAAACACTTCCTTAACATAGTAAGGAACTGAAAAATACCGCCTATATGGGTTTCTTTATAATAAAGATTTTTAGCTCCATGATAGGCGGTTTTTAATAATGAATCACCATCTATTAATAATGTTGTAGTAAATTTTTTTCTTTTAGTTGGTCTGGACACTTTTCATATCGATTCTAAGATTAAACAATAACTTATTGATCTGAGTATTCAACAGGTGCTTCAATAGTATCACCCTCTTCAATAGAGAAATCTACTTCTTCTCCCACACTATCAAATACTTTGGACCAATATTCTTTATATTCTGACTTATAAGAATCGATAGCTTTCTTATCATCTTCGATAAATCCATGTGTAGTAGCTAATATTCTACAATCCGCATACCCTAAACCATTCATATGATTTTTATGGATACCAACTTTAGTTCTGACTGCGAAATTAACTTTACGACCTTGATTGGTAGCATTTAATTTAGATACCCCAGCACTTTTTTGATTCCCAAATAAGAAAACCAAAGCACAAGATAAATAAATTGATTGACCACCTTTAGGTTGTATTCGTGGTTGACTAAAAGGGTTATCCGCTAACTCAACCCATGGTTGGTTAACAAACACCATTGTATTAGTATAGGGTGCACTCTCTTTACGAGATGAGGTAATTCTCTGTGCCATTCCCATTCCCCACTTTTCTGATATTGTACGGGCAGTATGTTGATTACCACCTTTCCCATCAAAACTCATTTTACATGGTATAGTACCAATAGAATCCCAAAGGAAAACAATATCATGAGGTATATCACCATTCTTTTGTGCATCTAATATCTCAGTTACATATTCAAAAGATTGTTCGATATAGTCAAACCCTAATTTATAAAGTAAAAATCCATCCCAGAATGCTTCGATTTCTCCCGTAGATTCATCTACTTCTTCAACATATTCAGTTTTTAAACCCATTTGTTTGGCATGTTCAAAACTAAATTTTTGTTCAGTAATAATAAAAACAGGAAGTATTCCTTTCTTTTGAGCATCTACTGCGGTTTGGATTAATGCGGTGGTTTTACCTGTATCGGAATGACCTAATAACATATTGATTTGTCCCATTCCTGGTCCAGGAATTCCTGTCGCTTTTTGGAAAGCTTCCCCTAGATCAAAGTACTTTTGTTCTTTATACTTATCACTAGAAGAAAAACGTTTCCGGATACTAGAAAAATCAGTTGTTTTCTTTTTTAAAGGTTTTTTAGCCATAGGTCTTAAAATGGTAGATCGTCAGTAGTTTCTTCATTATCAAGTGAAGTTACATCTACACTATCATCTGTATTGTTTAGAGTAGAAGTTGTAGTAACATCATCCTTCAATAAATTTATTTCATCTTCTAATGAAGCGGTTTCTGATTCTTCTCTCTCTTCTTCCGCAACATACTTACTTTGTTCTGAATCCCAAATAGGTGTCATATTTTTTGCAACTATCTCTAAATATTCAGGAGATTTTTTAGCGTAAACATCTCTAAATGTTTCTTCGTTGTTAAACCACTCGTTAGCTTTGGTAGTATCTTCGGTTAATAGAGTTACATCGTCACACATAATAGAAGTCACAACACTCCATCCTTTATCATTTCGATTAGTAGTAATAATAATATCCCTACCTTCTCTAGCATCAGTTATATCACCTTTTAGTTTAAACAAAGGCATTAACTTATCCATAACACCATCACCAGTGTATTTATGTTTAAATCTCCAAAATTTAACACCATGATCTTCGTTATCTCTATCTATACCTTTTACTACATAAAATTTACGAGGAGTATATTCTCTCGCCATTTCTTTGGCTTTCTTACTACCCTCCATTAATAAAGCTTCTTTAGCTTCATAAATTGGGCAATCTTCACCATCATTTAATTTACTACAGTAAATTTTTTCATATTTACCATTAACTTGTCTTTCGTAAAAGTATACTTCTTGAAAAGGGGAAGCACCATCTTTTCCAGGTAAAATCCTAAAAGTTCTGGTAGCATTTTTAACTCCTTTTTGTAGTTTTTCTGTGAAATACTTTTTTAATCTGTCCTCGTTGGAAATTCTACTTCCTTTTGTACTTTTTTCAGTATTTTTCTCATACTGAGATAGTATTGCGTCTAAAGCTTTACTCATTTTTCTATTTTTTTATGATTAATTAATTTAATTATTTAAATATAAGGTACTTTTTTATAAAAGTCAATATAAAAAAAAACCTATAATGGTTAAATTTACACATTATAGGTCAATTAGTCAAATTAAAAAAATAAGTTTATTCTGTTTCATCATTTGCATCATAATCAAATGATTGTTGTACTTCAGTTTTACTATAATCGTTTACATCTTTTTGAGTAATTATAAATTCTTCTTTTTCTTCACTACCTACATCATAACCTTCTTGATCTTTCCAAAAATCAGTTAAAGATACACTATAAGGGAATGAATCCATTGATCTCATTTCTAATTGTTCTACAGGGGTTGGGTTTCTCTCCTCTATTTCTTTTTCTAACCCATCTATTTTGTCAATAACTTGATCCATTCCAGATACTTGCCCTTCTAAATCATTGAATTTTCCTAATAATTCATCCATTTTTGATGTTAAAGCATTAATTTCATTTCTTGTTTCTTCTGCTTTATCCACAATATCGGTAACTTCTATTTCTACAGTTTCTTCTCCCCCTTCATCCGCAAATTCATCTTCTACTTCTAAACCACCTTCATCAGCAAAAGGATCGGTATCACCTTCTTCATCAGCCATATCAGCAAAAGGATCTTCCCCTTCTTCGCCTTCAACTTCTTCTCCTTCAACCTCCTCATCAGCCATATCAGCAAAAGGATCTTCTCCTTCTTCCTCTTCAGGAACAGGATCTTGTTCATTTAATTCTTCTGCCGCACCCAATAATAAATTTTCAATTTCATCATTAGGGTTAGTAATATCATCTTCCATATAGAAAGTATATTCTAACAATTGTATATGCCGTTTAAGCTCCTCTTTTAATAAATTATCGTTTCCCATTTTTTTTAAATTAATAATTGTCTACCATCTGTAGTTTTATAAACTTTAGTAACTCTTTCTACAATTTCTTTTCCATCATTGATAAAGCACTCTTCACCTACACACTCCTTCTCCTTTTTTTCATTTAAGAAATCATCCAATTTATCTTCTAAATTTTGTTTTTCCTTTTTTTCTTTTTTATTTTCCATATCAATGTCTTTAATTATAAATATTCTATTATTCAGAAAAATTACGATTAATGTCCATTATTACTAAATTTCCATTTTTTACGATTAACATTTTTCCTTGATATTTATCCCAATCTATTTCATGTTCTTTATAATTAATATTTCCTTTTTCTAAACCTACTTCAGATTCAATTAACTTATTCAAAGCATTAATTGTGTAAAAACATTCTCCTTTTTTATGTACTATAATAGTAGTGGGGAAAAAGGATTTTGTATTGATTTTTTTTCCATCTTTTAAATAAACCCTAAATGTTAATATCTGTTTATCCTGTTCTTCTTTTGATGTGTAGATGAAAATTTTATCTTCTGGGGTTCTAAACCTTTTTTGTAGGTATTTTTTGAAGCTTTCTACTTTATCATTAAGGACAAACGAAGATAGGGTTATTATCTTCACTGCATTCTCCATATCTATAAATGTAAGGGAGTATTTTATTTTTTTTGTTAGTTTTTGTTATTATACTCTTACATTTATTAAATACTTGATTTCTGATTAAAAGGCTATCAGTTAATTGGTTGATTTTATTAATTATTTTTTGTTTTTTAATACCTATTAATTCCATAATATTTAAATCAACACCAAAAACGATGTTTTCATTATAAATATATAACATATTATTGTCACTTATATATGAAATTGATTTATTAAAACTATTAATTTTATTAATAATTTTTTTAATTTTACTCTTTTTATCATGAATAGGATCAATATATACATAATTTAAATGATTCCCTATATTACTATAACATAGATTTTTAAATATTATAATATCTTCCTCATATTCAACTTTTCTTTCTTTTGGTGTGAATGTCCAACATAAATTTTCTTTTATTTGTTTATGTAAAATAGACGCTTCTGTTATAGTATCCTTAGTAATCTCCCACCCTATTATTATTGTGGGTAAATTAGGTATAATATCTTCTATAGTAGTAGATACTTTAAATTCTTTTTCGAATTCTATGGGTTGGTGTGTAACTATATTTCCAATAATCATAATTACAAATATAAGAATTTTTTTTTAAAAAGTTAATACCTATGCCCTATC